ATTATTTAAATTCATTTTCATCTTTTACTATTTTATATAAGTGTAAAAATTCAAGTTCATCTAATTTTTTTCTTTTTAAAAAGTAATGTAAAGCGCCTTCATAATTATAAGCTAATACTTTGTCAATACATTCACATTTTACATCATTTATAGAGTAGTAAAAGTAACTATTATATTTTAGCATAATCTTTATTTTTTTAAATATATGAATAAATATTTTAAAAGCCAAGTTTTTTATAGAAACTTTAAATTATTTATTGGGTTGTGTTTTATGTAACATCCCCACTTGTACTTAGCATATTCGTGACCATTCATCTCGGCTTGTGCTCTTTTTTCTCCGTTTACAGATATAGAAGCAAAGTGATAAAAGTGACATTCGTATGTTCTAAGCATTTTCATCCCAGATGATCTACATTTGAGAAAAAAGTCCCAATCTGCTACCATTCCATCTTGATAGTTTTCGTCCCAACCACCTACTCTTAAATAGTCTATTTTAGACATAAAGATAGGTAATGTAGATCCTGTTTCATCTACTTTATTACCTGAGGCAACATGGTAATCAAACATCCAAAATTTCTCTAAATCAAATATTTTAGGATCTCTTCCTAAATCCTCAATTACAAATTGAGAAAACATACTTGGTGTGGGTTCTATTTGGTTTGGAGATACAACTGAGTTTGGTTGATAAGATTCTAATAAAGACAAGTCCCAGTTTTGTGGAAATACATTGTCATCATTTACTATTAAAATCAACTCATTAGACGCATTATAAACGCCTAAATTAGTGCCTCGACAAAGGCCTACATTTTCTTCTAAAGTTAATATATCAATTGATTTAACGTATTTTTCCAACACTTCTTTGTTGACATCGTAAAAACCATCTACAACAACTATAATTTGATTTTCACTGACTTGTCCTTCAATTGCTGATTTAAGACATAAGTCTAAGGTGTCTGGACTTTTGTAGGTGGGGATGATTACTGATATTAGAGGTGTTTTTTCCATTCTTCAACTAAATTTTCTTGTTTTACTTTATATAAAGGAGCAAGCCACATTGACTCTCCATGAGTACTAAATGTGTTTAAAGGACACAACAATGCTTTTCCATTGTCTCTCAACTCAAGAAACATTTTAAAGTCATCTGGGTGCTTTCCATTTGTCCATTTTCTTAATGTTGCTTCGTCTTCTTTTAATGTTTTTACTTTAGCAGCGAAAGTCATAGTTGTGCTGTTGAACATTCCAAATAATTGAGTTTCGCCTCTAAATATTTTAGTTGTGTATCCTCCATCTTGATCTACTTCTGGGTTTCCTCCTTGGAATGGAGGAATAAATTTATCTGGATGAAGATATAAAGTTACATATGGTGCTCCTAAGTTAAATCCTTCTTCTATTATTTGAGCTGAGTTAGGTAGATGAATGTAATCGTTTTCTACAAAATAAACTATTTCATCGTCTTTTCCTTTCAAAGCCATGTCTAAAGCTAAGTTGAATGTTCCTGCTCCATGTCCTACTGAAGCATAAGTGATTTGAGATTTGTCTATGTACTTACAAATCATGTCTCTTGTTTGTTGACAGACGTTGTCTGCTATAACATGAATGTCCCAAATGTTTTCAAAAAATACACTGCAGAAGTTTTTTAAGCAAGATTCGTTTGTAATGTAGTCTGGCTTTACTTTGTTGTATCCAGTGTCTGAGATTCTATAAATTATTTTCATTTTTGTATTTTTCTATATAATCACTACAAATTCCTAAACATTTAGATATATCATCATTATTTAATTCAGGCATTACAGCTATACTATTTTTAATTGGTTGTTTACCAGGGTAAGCCCAAATATAATTTTGACTAGTTAAAGTTAATGTATCTTCTTGATGCCAAAAATAATTAAATTTACATTTACATTCTTGTAAAAATACAATTGCTTCAACATTTTTACAATGAATCCATAATTTTGATTTTCTTTTAAACAACCAAAAAATATCAATTGGATAAATAGGTTCATCATGTCCTAACCATATGGTATTATCTTTATACCATATATCAATTTCTACATCATAACCTTTTTCAATAGCTAAATCAATATATGTTGGTTCATTTTCTAATGATTCAAATCTACCATTAATATTACCTCTATGAGCTATTAATATCATCTATATGCTTTATGAGTTCCGTTTTCCATTACTGGAATATTATTTTTATCTATATGTTTTCGTAAAATATATTCTCCACATATTCCCATAGTTGGATTTTCATCAGCAATTTCATCTACATGATTAAATGTATCTGAGTAGATATCCATTATTTGAGAGCTTGAATAACCTAATGAATCTAAATAACCACCTCTGTTATCAAAACATCCTGTGGCTACCCATAAATGATCATTAGTTAGACTACTTAAATTTAGAGGTCCGCTAGGAATAGCCATGTCAAATCTAATTCGAATAACCCAATCATATATAAAGTTATTTTCTTCTTCATATTGTTTTTTAAGTTTATTAGATTCATTAATTGAATAAAACATACTATACATGTGATCACTTTTAATACTAGGCATTAACCTATTACTCCATTTATTTTGTTCAAAATATTTTTGAGGCTCAATAACATGTTTTTTTGGTTTATATAAACTAACCATAGTCTCCATTAAATCATGTGATATTTTATCTCCCATTACCCATCCATTTCCATTTATAAAATGTTGATCTACCATGTTTGATATATCCCAAGTATGGATAAACACATCAGGGTTTAAATCATCTATTATATTGGATTTCATAGATTCATAGTAACATGTTTCTAAAAATCTAGCTTGTCCTGATAAACATAATGCTACTCTCATTTACTTTACTATATAAGCTGTGGGACATGAATAATCTAATGATCTTATTTGTAAGTTTTTCTCCTCTATGAATTTATCAACTCCTCGAGATTCACTCCATTTATGATAACCATACTCATCAAATACAATAATACCTCCTTTTGTTACATTGTCCCATAAATTATTTAAAGTATCATATGTTGGTTGTTCTAAATCTAAATCCATATACAATAAAGATATTTTAAATCCAGGATTGTTTTCAGAAAAATGTTTACTAGTTATTGATATGTCTCCTTGAATCAATTCAAATTCAGATTTTTGAAAACCATGTGATATAAGTTGATTATATAATACATCTACTGATGACTCATCATGTTTAAAATTTCTACCTTCAAATAATGCTCCCATTGCTTCTTTATCGATTCCTTCTTCTATTGAAGATATTAAACTATCTGTATCAAAGAAATCAAAACCAATTACTTTTTTTGAACTGTTAGGATTAAAAACATTTTTTAATTTTAAGAAAGTATATAATCCTGTTCCTTTAAATATTCCACATTCAACAATATCTCCTGGAATGTTTTTTACCTGATTATAAATTAATGTTCTTGCTACTAATTTATTAAAAACTCGTCTATCTTCACTTAATATAAAAGAGTTAAAATTATCAAAAATAGCTTGTGATGTTTGGGAAGTTTCTAAATTGTTTATATTTATCATGATTTATAGTTTAATAAGTAAAAGTTTAAGTCTTCTGGAGTTCCTAGTCCCCACATTTTAGCAACATTAAATGTTCTAATTTTCTTTCTATCTTCAATAGCTTGATTAAATACAGGGCAAACATAAAATTCATTATTTACATGAATGTCTTTTTTAATCATTTGTTCTGCATATTTAACAAAATCAGAACCATGTTTCCAATAATAATAACCTACAGTTGCAATGTCAGATATAGGATTTTTTTCTGCTACTTCAGTTACTAAACCATTTTCGTCTACTTTAGCAAATGACCATTTTGGGTGTGTAGCTGTAAAAGAAACAATTCCTCCATCAGCATCTGTTTCTTGCATCTTATACATAAATTCATTTGAATCCCATTCTATAAACTGATCAGAATTTGCAAAGAATAAAGGATTGTCATTATTAATATAATCTTTAGCTAATAATGCTGTACATGCTGCTCCTTTAGTTAATCCATCTGATTCAACAATTTTACATCCTGGAGTTAGTAAGTTGAGTAAAGCGTCTAAATTATATTTTTCACGATGTGATTTTTGAACTACATAAATGTAATTAGCGTCTATGTTTAGATTTTCAATTACAACTTGAATCATTGGTTTACCATTGACTTCAATTAAAGGTTTTGGAAATGCATATCCAGCATTCTCAAATCTACTTCCTGCTCCCGCCATAGGAATTAGTACATTTAATTTTTCATTTTTCCATTTAGGAATCATACTTATTTGATTGTTTAAGTGTTTATAAATATTATTATACGTGACATCTTTAGGGGATCCAACTCTCATTACATGAGATTTTGATCTACTTGCTGCTAATAATCCAAATGGAGAATCTTCAATTATTAATGTTTCTTCAGGTAAATAACCCATCATTGAAATAGCCTTCCAATATATTTCTGGGTGTGGTTTACTATTTTTAACATCCTCATTAGATAAAATTAAATCAAAATGTTCAATGATACCTAATTTAGATAACACTGTTATTACTGTTTTACGAATACTATTACTACAGCAAGCTATTTTATATCCATTATTAACTAATAAATTAATACAAACTTGTAATTGAGTTGAAGGGAGTAAATCACTTAACTTTTTTAATGTTAAACGTTGTTTTTCATCCCAAACTTGTTTATATAATTCTGTTGGTAATCCTTTTTCTTTAGTTAACATTTCAAGTTTTTGATTTGTTTTTAACCCATCATATTTACTTAAATGTTCATTCCATTCTATAGAATATTTAGGTCCTAAAGCTTCATTTAAAGCATCAAAATGAATATTTTTGGCTTCAACCAAAACTCCATCTAAATCAAATATAATTAACTTAATCATTTTTTCTTTATCAATGAAGTAATACTTCTATATTTGAATTGAGGTTCTTGATATTTATTAAATTTATTGTGAATTTCAATATAATCAATATTTTGTTGTAGATAGTAGTTTTGATTTTGGGTAAGATATAAACTATTAAATGATTCCATTAGATAGTATAAAGTTGTATTTTTTCTATTTTCTTGTATATCTAGTGCTTTTCCATAAAGAGGAAAATCATTATCCGCTAAAGAAGTATGTAAATCTTCTATAAAGAATAATCCACCAGATTTTAAAAGTGGAAATAAATATCCTAAGGTAATTTGCTGATCTAACATGTGGTGACTTCCATCATCTAATATCATATCAAATTCATATCCTTTATCTTTACATTCTTTAACAAAACTTTCTAACTGATCAGATTTAGATTGATCTAATTTAAAAGTAAAAACTCTATCATTATTATGTTCTAGTTTATCATCAATATCTAATCCAATGATAATACTATTAGGTAAATATTCATACCATGTTTTAAGTGATTTACCATCACATAATCCTATTTCTAGAATTAATAGTTTATCATCTTTAATTGGTTCCAAGTATTTTTCATAGAAACCAGCATATGAATGTTTAGGACCTATTTCTGTTCCTTTATCGGATTTGTATTTGTTAAATAATGTTTCTAATTTATTCATATTTAAAGTTTTTAATTTTTAACCATTTAATATTATCATCTGTTTTAAACTCTTTTAAATCAGCACTTACATTTTTATAACCTAAATGTAAATTGTTTTTTAATTGAGATAGAAGAATATGATTATTAATAAAATCAGTATCACCATGCTCAGGGTAGTTATGAATGTGATATAATCCATAAAATAAACCTTCTTCATTTCTTTTCCAATTGTATCCTAATAATCTTAATCTATCTCTAGTATCGTCATCTTCTTTACCCCATCCTTTATAATATGGATTTAATCCATTCATCTCGTAAAATAATTCTCGATGTAATACAAATACCCCACCTGAATGATCTCCTACATTTTGATGAAAGTTTCTATAACCTTCAGGAATATCATCAAAATCTCTTTGAGATCCTTCTTGATTTAGAAAAATTAAATTTCTTACAGGGTATAAAGGAATATCTGGTGTAGTATAATATGAAACATTATCACTTGGATAATAATCTACATCATGAAAAATAAAAATATCTCCTGTTGCTTTTTGAGCGGCTATATTATATAGTGAATTTTTTTGAAATTTTTCATTATTATCTTGTTCTGCGATTATTATTTCATAAGATTTATTAAGAAAAATATCTTTTAATTGTGGTAATAAAATAGATAAATGTTCTTCTCTATCTCTATAAGAAATTATAATACTATATTTTATATCCTGGGATTCGATCATATTGATGGATGATTTTATATTCGTTTATATTATTTATATCAAATTCAATTAAACCGGCATTTATAACATGTAAATGAACTGCTAATTTATCTTTCAGATCTGTAAAAATTGTTTTATCTTTATATTTAGTTTGAATCAAATAATTATATGATGTTTGATCTGCTACTTTATATTTTCCTACTGACATTAAGTATATATCGATACACATTTCTTTTACTAATTCATGTCCTCCTCCAAATACACCTACGTTATATACTGGTTTGTCTGAGAGTTTTTCTAATCCTGCTATACCTAAATTATAATGTATATGATTTTTATTCCATTCTTCGTTTTCATATATAATTTCTTCACTTGTAGCAACTAAAAAATTAGAATCTAAATGTGAAAATGGATTACTGTTAAAATAAACATCACGTACATCTGTAATTAATACTTTATTGTATATGTTATTTTGTAAATAATTCCATATATGAAAGAATCTAATATTATGGATTAAATCATATGAAGTAGCAAAGTCACAAATTCCTGTGTCAAAATTAAATTGGCTTTTTTCATTACCCCAAAAATCAAAATTAGGATATACAACATTTATATTATGATCTTTTAGGTATTCTTCTATTCCATTATTGGATGGATTATAGAGTAATAAAACTCGTTCACAGTCGTTCCAATTTGAGGTTTCTATCCAGTTTTTTAAATCTTGTGGAAAATAATTTCCACTAATTGCTCCTATTATTAAATTTTTCATTTATAAAAAGTATATCTTGTTGATGTGATCCATGATTATGTTGTTCGTCTAATATTTCTTTAGATTTAAATCCTATTTTTTCCATGTACGTTATTACTTCATCATATAAAGGAGAATTTTCATTATATTCATTTAATGATACTTCCAATAATATTCCTTTAGCTTTACTACATAAATTAATACCACCAGTAATAATATCTAATTCAGAACCTTGTGTATCTATTTTAATTAAATCAAACTCAGATTCTTGTTCAAATAAATCATCTAACATGATTCCTTTTTCATTTACAATATCTAATTTATCATCTGAATAAAATTGAGTAAGTTCTCTATAAAATGAATTTCCTGTACTTGTTGGATTTTCTTTTGTTTTGTAAAATTTATATTCAGAGTTATCTTTTGCTAACATTCCTATATAATAATTGTCAGTTATTGTTTTTAACAATACTTCACATTCTTTACTAGCTTCAATTGAAAAAATAAAGCTTGATGGAAATTCATTTTTAGCCAATATATGGAATTGTCCTATATTAGCTCCTATATCCAATATTCTATCAGGATAGAAATGTTTTGTTATTTTATAAAGTTGCATAATAGCCATTTTGTTTTTCTTGTTTTTGAATGCTTTTTGGATGATATAAAGCATATTCTTCTAACTCAGGCAAATAAGCATAACTTTTATATCCATCTAAAACTTCATGTAGTTTGTTTATCCATTTAATTTCAGGAGTATTTTTATAAATTCTCCACTGATGATCTGGCCATTGTAACCATCCTTTTTCATTTTTCTTCCAACCCCATATTTTAACATGTTGGTCAGTAATTCCTTCAACTGTGTTTACTCTTGGGACTAAAAGAATGTCTGATTTATTATTTTCTAAAATAAATGGTAGATTTTCAATTAAGTGTGAGTGTGGAATTTCATCAGCATCTATGTTAAAAATATAATCTCCACTACACAAACTGTTTAATTTATTTTTCCAATTTGCAAAATGTCTGTCAAATTTAGCTTTATGCCAAACAAATCCTTTATTAATTGAATTAGCTCTTAAATATTCTTCTATTGAAGAGTCACCATTAGCTTCATCATATAAAATAACAATTTCATCTTCTTCACGTTTAACATTAAGTAGAAAACCTAATAAATGTTGAATTTCTGTAAATTCATTACAAACTGTAATCCCGTATGATATAACTATTCCCATATTTCTATTTTATTATCAAAATATATAAAAATAAATTTAGGTTTCAAAATTTTAATAATTTCTTCTCTTCTTCTTTTATCTTTTTCTATTCGTTTAGGATTTAAATGGTATTTTTCTAAATATTCTATAACTATATTTTTTTCTTTATCATAACCATCTATCCAATATCCTAATTCTTTTATATGAAATTCTCCTCCATTTAAAGCATGTTGAAAGCTGTATCCATTATTTTTTCCATATTCCTCTATAATTTTACAAGCTATTATGTTATAATTAGGTGACCATTTTCCATATTTCTGGGTGTTATGATTATGAGAATTTTTTATAGCAGTTTGAGACATTTTTATTTTAGTCTCTTCAGATATTTTCTTTCCAAAATGAGCTTTACTTATTTTTTGTTTAGTCTCTTCAGAATGAGTTTTATTTTGATTTATTTTATGTCCTTTTTTAAATGTTCCTTTATTTCCATTTCTATGATAACATTCTTTATCATGATATTTCATATTTGTTTCTCCAGGAATATAAAATTCTATACCACATCCTTTACATATAGAATTTTTTCTTCTTCTTTCAAAACATTTTCTACTACAAAATTTTCTTTCATCACTTAAAAAAGAAATAAATCCTACATTACAAGTTTGACATTCTTTTTTTATTGTACCGCTGTTTTGCTTTTTCATCTTCTTGTTCTTTATTTTTCCAATAATATTTTTTAGAAGCACTAGTCTTAGCTGCCTGTTTTTCTTCAGGTGTTAGATATTTTTTAATTCTTCCCATCGATTATAAATATTATAGATTTTATAAAGATCACAAAAAAGATCACAAGTTGTTAAATACATTTATATATTCTAAAGCACTCATAAAATCCTTCATTTCAAAAGGCTTCATAGTTGTCATGTCCATTCTCCACTGATAAAATTCGCCTGGCTTATTTTTGATTGGGTACTTTTCTTTTTCTTCCTCTGTTACTTCTACTGCTTTCACTGCTGCCCATTTAGCATTTTCTTTACTTGTACCGTTGTAAAACACCATTCCGTTTTGAGGTAGGTTTACTGTTGTAGGCATCCAAATTAAACCATCTTCATCTTTAAACACTACATCTTTATACAGTTCAGGTAACACTTCTAGTTGTTGAGTGTAAAATTCCTCTCCTTCTTTCATTAAAGAGTTACTTGTAAATCCACATCCAAAACATGAGTATGTTTTAACGGTTGGAGAATTTTCTGTTACATAGCATGCGTCACTTTCACAGTGAGGACATATAATTAAGTTGTCTGTCATTTTATATTTTTTGGTAATTCAATTTTTTTAAGTTGAGGTAGTTTAAGTGCTATTTGTTTTGGAAATTCAGGAATTCTTTTTAAATGTTCAGCCATTTTCTCAGTCATTTTTTCAAATGAGAAATTTGTTTTACAATAAAATCCTTGACGTTTACCTTTAATAATGTAATCTTTATAATTTTCATACATTTCTTTTAACCAATATCCTATTTGACCAGCATCAGGTGAAAACCATTGTGCTTCTTTTATTAAATATTGATTAGCGGCACTTGGATGGACGTTTGTTAAAGTTCCATTAATTAAAACGGTAAATTCTGGGTTTAAAAAGTCTAAGTGACCACTCCAATTAGTTGCTATAATTGGTTTTTTACTTTGGGTAAATTCAAGTAATGGTCTTCCAAATCCTTCACCTTTAGTTAATGAAACCATTGCTTTTACTTTTGGATGATTGTATATTTCATTCATCTCTCCGTCTGTAAATTCACCATGTAACAAATATATGTTAGGCAAATCATATCCATTAACTGTACTTTTGATTTGATTAATTCTTTTTATAATTTCATCTCTGTCTATGTAAGATGGTCCGACCATTGATGTTTTTAAAAGAAGAGCAGGTTTGTGTTTTTTATTTTTAAACGTTTCTAAAAATCCTTTAACTAACAAGCCTACATTTTTTCTATCTTCACCTAAATCTCCTTGTAACCACATTCCACAAAATAAATAACAAAATCCCTCAGGAATCTTTTGTAGTGATTGGTATATTTTACTGTCTGTTTTTTTTACTTGTTTCATAAATTTTATTTTTTATTTAATATGTAAGGATAAATTAAAGATACATTAATTAATCCATTCTATATGTTGATATACTTCAGTTGAAACTCCTTCAAATATGACTTCTACAGGTGTTTTAATTTCTAATAATGATTCAACTTGTTTTGTTTTATCATTTATTTTCTGAAATTTAGAATTGAGAAATGCTTTTTTAGAATGTTCAGACGACACTAATACTAAGTCCATTCTGTTTACTCCTTCAATCCAATCTCCTGGAATGATGTTTGTTTCTAAACCAGCTGTTATGCCAATGTTGTATTTTCCTGCTTTTTGAAATTCTGGTGGAATAGTTATCCAAATAAAAATGTCTGGTTGATAATTTAACTGATGAGTTAACATGTGTTTAATTAAAAAATGCCATTCTGGATTTTCATTAATAAAACCGGATGGTGTGTTGCCCCAAGGGCAAGAAATTAGTTTAATATCCCATTCGTCTTTTTTTAGTTCTATGATAGATTTTACAGTATCACGAGCTCTAGACCCATACCCCGATAAAGTATCTATTGGGGCGTAAATTACACAACTATTTTTACTCATATTTATTTTTTATATTGTTTTATTTAAATCAACATTTCCTTTAATTCCATCTATGCTGCCTTTACTTGAATATTGCCACCACTCTACTTTTGACCAACCTTTTGCTATGCGTGGTAACTTTGCGTCTGTGTATTGGGCGTGCCATAATGGTACATTTCCAAATGAGTGGTTAATAGGTAAGTTTGCGTTCAAGAAATAATAGCCAGAATATATACAATATGTTCTACCTGCTGATTTGAGTACGTCAATAAATGTAGTTAAAAACAATGCAAACTCTGTTGAATTTAAATCAATTTCTTCTTTTTCAACGTCTATTGCTAATGGCAAGTCGTTCATTGGTAAATTTTGAATTGCTTTAAGAAAGTGCAATGCTTGTGCTGTTGCAGACTTAACAACATCTTTTGTGTTTAAATTTACAAAGTGATAGTAACCTATCTTCAATCCAACACGCTTTGCTTCAGTTGCATTTCTTACTAATTTTTTATCAATTAAAGATGTCCCTTGAGACGCTTTAATAAATATGAACTCTGGTTTCTTTTTGTCTTTGATAACTTTATCAAAATCAATTACTCCCTGCCAAACACTTACATCTATTCCAAACATATTTTTATTATAAATATTTAAACTAATATGTTAATTTATGATTTAAAACTCTTTTTTCAACATTTTTTATGTCAATTAATTCAAAATTGCTTCTAGGTTCCCAAGTTGAAAATAATGTGTCTAAGTGTTTTATAATTCGTTTACCCATTTTTTCTCCAGTAAATCCTGCTTCATCACTTAATGCCCATTCTCTGCCTTTTAATCCTTTAGCTTTACGATCTTCTTTACTTAACATGTACACTTGTTCAATTTGTAAAGCAGCATCTTCTGCTGTGCATCTATCATCCCAAATGTATGGAGTAACAGGAGAACCCTGAATTGATCTATTTGATGGAAATACTGGAAATGCCCAGTCGCCACAGTCTTTTATAGTGCCATTATGGTTTGAAGGAAAATCAGCGTCTAATTCCATCCATTTACCATTATTTTCAAAACGCATTTGATCTTGCATTCCACCTGTTACATTTGCTATAATTGGATTTCCTGACAAGATAGCTTCAGTTAATGACAGTCCCCAACCTTCATTTGATGTTAGTAGAATTTGACAATCAGTCATGTTGTACAACAAACCCATTTGTTGAGGACTAAACATTCCACGGGTAAAATGTATGTTGTATTTTTTGTCATTGTTGAATAAAAATTCACTTACTGTAACTAAATCAGTTCCGTTGTCGTCTATAGGTTGAGTGTGTAGTAAGAAAGCACATCTTTTTGCTTTTTCTTCTGGCAACTTGTCTATAAAGTACTTGTACGCTAATAAAGTGTCAGGTATTTGTTTTCTGCGAATGTTTCTTGAGTTGAAAAACAAAACAAAGTCATATTCTTTTCCTTTAAACACTTCATTTTTCAACTTAATGTACTCATCATTTTTCTTGTCTTCATCTGTAAATGGTCTAAACATTTCTTCATTTAATCCATGAGGCACATACTCAATTATTTTACTTTTAACCTTACTTCCTAACACCAATTTGTTGATGTTAACAGTTTGTTTAGAAATGCCTAACAAAGCATCACATGCTTCATAGTATGGTCTGTTGTACATTGGAGCTGGATAATTGTCCCAAATGTTTAAGTAAACAATAGGTATTTTTTTTCTTATTTCATTTTCGATTTGAAACAGCCAAATAAAATATCTTGGATCTGTAATTAAAAAGATTGCGTCTGGTTTTTCAATGTTGATTAAATTTTTAATTAAATTTGGATCTCCATATCCATCTACTGGATAAATCATTACTGATGAATCTTTTAATTTAGTGTTAACATTTGTGTCTTCTGAAATGTCTAATTTTTTTCCTTTATCTGGATGATTCATTGCTCCTGCAACTTGTATCCAGTTAAAATGTTGGGCTGTGTTAAGAACCATTTCTCGAGCGACTGTTGCTACTCCACTATGGACTCTTATGTCATCACATATTAACATAATTTTCTTCCTCTCGTTTCGAGGTAAATAGGCAAAACTTGAATTCATATAACTTATTTGTTAGATTTTATTGTATATATTTTTATCTTGATTTGGGTTAACTTCTATTGTAGCTATTCTTTCTACATATGATGGAGGTATATTTTCATATGTCCATATGCCTAACATATAATTTGGATCTTTATAAAATTTATCTCTTCCAGATTTGATTAAAGCTTCTACATCTATTCTTAAAACATAATAGTCTCTGATGTATTCTTTAGTTTTAGAATTAATATAACTAAACAATTTTTTAGCCATATCTATAAACTCATCAGGATCATGTTTTTTAATCAAATATACTCTTTCAGGATGATATGATAACTTAGATTTAGATTTTGGAGTAAGACCGTTTGATTTTATTTGAGACCAAGATGTGTCTGGAGATAAGTGATAATAGTATTTTTCATTTGGGGTTATGTAAGTATCGTATTTACCTTCATATCTAATATAAATATCATCTGCTGTTTGTTTTTTGGCATCTAATGTTTTTTCATTAAATTTAAACCCATTAACTTTTGAAGAAAACCAACCAAATGAATCCATAAATTTATTTATTTCATCAATATTTTCAAATTGACTATTTATAATCCTCTCTAAACCCTTTTCAAATGAAATTATAACATCACCATTGTCCTTTTTTACACTATAAAATTTTTTACTAAATCTGTTTTTTAACTCTTCTACGGTTTTATTTATGTCTATAGTTTTAGTAATGAATTCATTTAGCATTTGTTCTTCTAAAATCTGTCCATAGAATGTAAAAAAATAGTTATCACTCCATATATTGTATGTTGGGTATTCTTTTCTAAGTTCTTCTAGTGTTCTTTTATAACTTTCTAAAAAATCTTCCATTTACTTATTGTGATTTGTAACTTGTTTTCTAAATTCTTCTGAGTTAAGATATAAATCCATTGCTCGATTTACAAGCTTATTTAGTGAAAACTTTCGCTTTACACATTCTATTTTAAAAGTATCAAATAACTCCTGATTTACTTTTACTGATGTTAAGATGTCTTCTTTATTGTCCATAGTAGTATATATTGGTTATATATAAATATATGTATTCTATTTTAAAATTGCCTTATTGCACAACTCCTTATTTAATTTGTAAGGACAGTAAGCACAGGCCCATTTTGACGGTGTTGCTTGATGACTTACAGTCTTATATGAACCATCAAGATTAAATGTTTCTTCTATAAAAGTATCCAACGCTGCTTTAGACTTTTTAACTTTTGTTTTGCCATTTGCAGGTGCAAACTGTTGAACACGTTTTTGAGGAAATTCACATTCCTCCCATATTTTTCTTTTTACAATAAAAAATTCAACATCAATATTTTCAATGTCTACTCCAAACTGTTCACTAAAATATGACTTGTACAACAATATTTGAAATTGTTTGACTTCGTCTTTCTTTTCCTTGTCTGACCAACCTCTTCCACTAGTCTTTATGTCGTATATAACGAATTTGTTTGTAGGTTCATGATACAATACTAAGTCGATAAATCCATTAAATAAAACGTTGTTGTGTGTTTTATTTGGCGCAATAACAATGGGAATTTCAATTCCCACTAAATGCCAATCTTTCAAACTAAAATATTCACTTCGTTTTTTCTTGATAAAGTCTAATATGGCTAAACCATCATCATAAAATTCTCTCATTTCTTTTGGACTGCTGAAATGAACATTCTTGTTGTCCTTATATCCTTTAGCATAGTTTTCTCTAAATCTTTCTTCAAAGTATTCTTCTATGTTTATGGCATCTGCCTTTACTCCACTTTCATTGTACATCACAGACAAGTAGTTTTGCAGTGTTTCATGCACTGCAGTTCCAAAAGTCATGTTGATAGAAAAACTAGGTATTTTATGTCCTTCCTTATACTGTAAAGACCACTTTTTAGGACAAGACAAATACATTGACAGTTGTGAGTAAGATATGCTTTTTTGAAATGCATAGTCAACAGCTGTTGGCTTGTACTCCTGTATTTTCTTTATGATAGAAGGAATTTTGTTTTTAGCCATTATAGTATACCTTTTTCTTTTAACATTTTTTCTACTTCTCTCCAATTAACAAATGGTCTTTCAATTCCCCAATCATACATTAATGGACATCCTAATGCAGTGTCATCAATATATAATTGAGCATATTGTTTGTTACTGTTGGTCCATCCACTTGACTTTTGTTCAGGATTTTCATTTATACCCCAAAGTAGTATATCATTCTTCTTAAACCAATCAACAGCGTCTTGTAAAGTATTTACTCCTTCTGAAGTTGGTTTATTACCTCTCATAGTCCACAACATTAGTCTGTGACCTTTTTCCACTAGTGCTTTTAACACAGGTACTGCTCCTATGTCTTCACCTACTTTAGGATATTCATGTGTTACACATGTTCCATCAAAATCAACTGCTATGTCCATATTATTTTTTCCACAATCCTCTCTCTACTAACTGTGCTATAATACCATAGTTAGTGATGTCTTGATAAGTGTCTGTTAAAGTTTCATTTTTAGCAGTTTGTTTAGTCATGATAAGATTTTTCCATCTACTCACTTTATCGTTTAGTCTGAAAAACAAGCCTGTTAAAGCGAATTGTTTTTCTTCATCATTTGCTAGTTGAGTACCTGCCGCTACATTAGTTAAGCCATAGTCAAGATGTTTTCTAGCAAACAGTTCATACTGTTCTCTAATGATTTTCTTGTATCCATTTGCAATGGTTGGATATTCTTCTTCTAGTTGAGCTATAACTGATAGTTCAGCGTATTCTTTTTCTTCTTTAGCCATTATTTTATAAGTTTTTTAACTTGTTTTTCGTCTATTCCCTTACTTACTAATATATTCTCTAACCATTTTTCATCTGTCAATTGAATGTACTCTGACGCTTCAACTGTTGAACATTTAAAATACTCAGAAACGTGTTGGAGTACTTCAGGTGACGACGTTTTCTTTACATTTGACTTGATGTAAGCAGAGTAAGTGTTTTTACTTTGTGGAATCATAAAACAGTACACTTCATATAACTTTTTACTGTCTTGAATGTTTAGTCCTTGAATGTAGTTTACAATGTCAATGTACTTTGGATTCATGCTTAAAAAACGATTAATAAGATATGGTTGAAATATTTTACATTGTTCTGGACTAAACGTTTCCCAATTTGGTTTTGTGTCAATTATTGCCTTAAGAAAGTCAAAGATGGTAAATGTTTTTGCTTTACTTGTTGTTGTAGATTTCATATAATTTTATTAATTTTTTTTCTAATAAATATAAATTATTTTTATTAAATCTCCAAATTTTAATTTTATGCTTCTTACATAATTTGTTTTTTAAAACATCTAACTTTTGTGTTCTTTCAAATCCTTCTTTTGAATATATTTGTTTAAAATGAGATATTCCATCATATTCTATAACTAGATTATATTTTTCTAACCAAAAATCTGGTTTTAGAGGATAATTTGTTTTTGGATTTATTAAAAGTTTATGTCCTTTATTAAAAACATATTCAAATTTATATTTTTCTAAAATTTCTTTTATGTAGTTTTCTTTATATGAAATAACACATTTAGGACATTTTTGTCCTCTAATATGTGCATCTGGGGTCTGTAAAAATACCCCATGTTTGGGGCATGGAATTTCTATTTTAGACATTACATCTATGTAATTAATATTTTCATATGAATAAAAATCATCATGTATTATTTTTGCTTTTTCTATAAATTTATTTTTATATATTTCTTTATATTTATCTCTTTGACATAAAGAACAAACAGTAGATTTATTTAAAAGCGTATTTCTATCTGTTTTTAAAAATATTTCACCATGAATGGTACATTTAACTAAAATTTTAGATTTAGATCCTAAATATAATTCAGGTGTAATTAATTCAAAATTTAAATTTGATAATTCAATATTAAAATACTTTAAATTTCTTTCTAATTCAGAACATTTTTTACAATTTATAGTATCTTTGTTTTTAGCATTTTGCCATCTCCAAATACTTTCTCCATGTTTATCACATTTAAAAGTAATTCTGGTTTCCATAGATTTATTACTTATATGTAGATCTATATCATTTATATTACATTTATTTTTTATTATATTTAAATAATGCTGCTTGGTATATTTTTCCATTTATTTATAAATATTATGGAAACTATAAAAGACGCTATTATTCCAATGAAAATCCTATTTCTTTATATTCATCTCTAATTTCTTTTGGTAATAAATCTAATAATATTTTGTTAGTTTCTATATCAAAATATATAGGGATAGGGATTAATGGATCGGAGTCTGTCCCTAGTAGAAATCTACTTCCTTTTCTAAGAATAGTACCTTCATTTAAAATTAAAATTTTCCCATTTACTTTAACTGGTGTGGTTTGTTTAATGTCCACATTCATTTTTAATTGTTCTTGACTCATTTTTTATTTGTTTATTTGATTGTTTCTAAAATTTTACTTATACACGACATGATGTTTATTTCTTTGTCAAGTCTAAATGTTGCGTGGTACATGTACTCCTCTAAAGTACAAATTATACATCCTTCATTTCCGTTAGCATACTCACTTAACTTGTCATATAAAAATCTATATAAACTTTCAAAAGACTCTACTTCAGCATTTGCGATAATTTGTCTTATAAGATTAAACGATTTGATAGACGGTTTTTTTAATTCTTCTAGTATTTTTACTTGATAGTCGTCAGTTAAATTTACTGAATTGTCTAATGTTAAAGTTCCATCAACAGTGTACTTTTGACAGTTGTTGATGATTTTTCTAAAGTCAGGATAAAACTTGTTTACAATTGTTACTAGATCTTGAATTTCATACTCAATGTCTTCCTTGTCTAAGATGACGCTAATGTGTTGTGCCACTACTTTTTTACTTGGAGGTGACAAGTCAAATTCTTGACATCTGCTTCTTAAAGGTTCAATCAATCGTTCTGCGTAGTTTCCTGTTAAAATAAAACGAGTTGTTAAAGAATATGTTTCCATCATGTTTAACAGAATGACTTGAGATGCTTGTAAAATGTGAGTTGCTTCATCAAGTATCACTATTTTGAGTGGCTTAAATGATCCAGCAGCAGCAAATGCTCCTACCTTGTCTCTCATAATGTCTATTGATCTTTCATCAGTAGCATTGATGTAAAGAAAGTCACAGTCAATGTTGTTGACTAATATTTTTGCAAGTGTTGTTTTTCCTGCGCCTGGTTTTCCTGCAAACAGGAGGTGTGGGATCTGATTGGCAACTATAAATTCTTGAAACTTAACTTTAATTTCATCTTTACAAATATATCCTTCTAAAGTATCAGGTCTATATTTTTCGTTTAATATGTAATTAATTTTTTTACTCATATAACTTTTATTTAAATATATTTAAGGATTTTTAAATTTCCAAACGTACTTTCCAGCTGTTTTTTGAATTCCTCTACAACATGCTCCTACATCTCCTTTTATAAATTTTTCTGCTTCTACTATACCTTTCCATTCTTTTATAAAATTTCCTTCTAAATCATATTGTATAATAGGTTTAAGACCTTTTCCTATTTTTCCTTTACTTATATTATATCCTGTTCCTATAGGTTTAGGTATTCCTTTTCTTTGTTTACTTAAATTTTTTCCAAAACCAATAGGTTTTTTAGTTCCATATGTTTTATGTTCTAATCCTTTTTTAGATGTTAATTTAGGTCTCTTCATCTTTTCAGATGATAATTTTGGATGTCTCATCCTACATTTAGTTTCTTCAGATTTAGGTTTACCTCTTAATTTAAGACTTATTTTTTGTTTTGATATAAATGTATGCCTGCTTTTACCTAAATTTCCTTTACTAATTTTATCACGAGTTTCTTTAGTACAAAACTCAGAACCACTTCCACCTTTTTTACGTTTATTTACTACTATAAAACCTAAGAATTTAAAATACTCTATCCAAAATGTTTCTAATGGTTCCCAATCTTCATATTTAAGTGAATTTACTTCATCTATAATAGAATATTCAATTTGGTCTCCATAGGTTTTTTTATGATTACTTTTTCTAGATCCTTTTGTTTTACCAACATATATTTTATTAGGATCTCCAAAACATTTTTCAACAAGATATATATAAGTCATTTTATTATAAATATTCTTAATATATGTTAGGAGTACTTTTTTGTCATAACTTATTTTTGTAAACTTTTTCTATAATCTCTAATGTGTGTAGCATTTTCATAATCTTCTACATCAGGAAGTACAGCATATTTTTCTATGTCTTCAAGCAACTTATCAAAGTCACCTTTTAAGTACTCTAATTGTTCTTGTAAAAATATTTTTTGATCCATTGGAATATTTGAATTGTATATTTCAGGATGCATTTTATCTTTATATAAGAGTCTTGTACTATATTCCATAACCTTTTATTTTAGAATTGCTTCATATTCTTCAATACCATATTTTTGATTTTTATTATCATAAGAATATTTTACACCTAACTCACGTATATTTTGTAATTGATAAAATTCAACTATTTCACCTAGTGATATAAATTGTTTGCCTGGATCAGACCATGTTGGCTTTGCCCAAGCAGGAAGTGGAGTTAGTTTATAACCTTGCCATGTTCCATCTAAGTTGAGAATTCTGTTAACTAATACTTTCATAACTTTTATTTTTATACTGCTGTAAATCTTATTAAACCTCCTATGTGTCCTTTTGGTCTATACTCTTCATGATTGTCTAGTACCTTTTCTAACATGTCACGAATCATTTGTTTGTCATCTTCATATGTTCTTACTGGAGCATCAATGTCTTGAGGAAAATCAGGTGACCAAGATATAGTAATACTTTGCTTTGGCTCAAATGTTTCTGAGTCATACACAATAGGTCCAAACACACAACCATCTTTTACTGGTTTGTACATTTCTCCTGGATCGTACATTTTTGGAGTAAATGATATTGTGTAAACATATCCTACTTTATGTTTGTAAGTTGGATTGTCTAAGTCTGATATTCTTAAAGACTTTACAGATATTGCTGTTTGTTTATCTTCTGTTAGTCCTGAAGGCAAGTCCATCCATACAATTTTATCAAATTCAAAATGTTTGATTAACTCTGCTTCTACTTGAATACGTTGTTTTTCTGTTGAATTGTTAATGCTAAAACCCTCCATTGAGTTTCCACATATTGACAATAGTTTTTCTGTTAAATTTGACTTCATAACTTATAGTATTTCAATTATATTTTTACTCAACATTTTATTTATTTTACTTTTTACAGCATTAGGATGAGTGTTTAAATATGTTTGTTCATATTCCATAGGACCTACACTTTTACACCATTCATTTAAATCATCAAATTCATTTTGTTCATATGCTCCATCAGCGTACATTCCTGCGTCTGTGATTAGAACTTCTAATTCAGACATTTTTTCCCAATTATCATACTCTAAAGAGTTTTCTTCTCCATACAATAAATTAAGACGTTTTAGTTCTTTTTGAGTGTTTTCTTTTAGTACAATTTTCATAACTTTTATTTTTATTTAAATATACTAAGTTTTTTTAGTAAGCCAAATTAATAGTCTCCGTAAATGTTAAATTTTTTAGGTGGTTCAGGAGCCACTTCTTCATTTGTAATAATGTATATTTCTCCTTTTAAAGGCGACAGTTTAAAGTCATATGCCTTTTGTACTTTAGCAAAGTATGCTTCTAGTGTTTCGGTCAATGATAAATGAACAGTGTTTGTTTTATCATCTATTAAAACAAAACGGTCCCCTGGAGGAACACGTTTTGCTATTAATATGTATACTTCTTTTTCCATTAGTACATTCCAGGCATACCTGCTGGTTCTTCTTTTTTATCGTTGTTTACTTCTACTATTAATGCTTCAGTTAACAATACTACTCCAGCAACTGACGCTGCATTTTCTAAAGCACTTCTTGTTACTTTAGTTGGATCAATGATGCCTGCCTCTTTCATGTCTACAAATATTCCACTTTTAATGTTGTATCCTTTCCAATTGTCATCACTACCTAAACCATTAA